TAATAACGTTGCAATAGGTTTTCAATCATCAATTTTAGGAAATGGAAGCAATAACACCGCAGTAGGTCGTAGTTCTTTATTCAACAACACCGCCTCCAACAACGTTGCCGTAGGTTTTGAAGCGGCAACAACTAATACGAGTGGGGCAAACATCACAGCAATCGGTTATCAAGCATTGAAAGCGAGTACGGGTGATAATAATACGGCAGTAGGTACTCTATCGTTAACTACAAATACTTCGGGTATTAGTAATACAAGTATTGGAAGACATGCACTAAGGTCTAATATAACAGGTAGTTTTAACACTGCAATAGGACACGAAGCGATGGATAGAAACACAACGGGTGAACAAAATACTGCAATAGGTCTAAATGCGTTAGAATTAGGAACAACGGGAAGTTACAATACCGCAGTAGGTTTGTCTTCACTTCGCAATAACACCGCCAACAACAACACCGCCGTAGGTTTTGAGGCGGGGTTTACTAATACGAGTGGTACGGGTGTAACTGCAATAGGGTATCAAGCGTTGAAATTGAGTACGGGTAGTGAAAATACCGCAGTTGGTAATTCTTCTTTGGTTGCAAATACTACGGGTTCGGCAAATAGTGCATTGGGTCTAAATACTCTATTCTCTAACACAACGGGCAGTGAAAATGTTGCGATAGGGCGAAGTGCGTTATTTTTTAACACAACGGGCAGTAGAAATACAGCAATAGGGCGAGATGCTTTACAAAACAATACCGCTTCTAACAACACCGCCGTAGGTTATTTATCATTATTCACCAACACCGCCTCCAACAACACAGCCGTAGGTTACGAGGCTGCGTATAGTAATACGAGTGGGTCACTTACCGCAGTAGGCTATCAATCATTAAGAGCCAATACAACGGGTGCAGTAAATGCAGCGTTTGGTTCGTCAGCATTATTAATAAACACTACAGGAAGTGCAAATACTGCAATAGGTGCAGGTTGTTTGGAAGGAAACACAACGGGTTCACATAACACCGCAATAGGTAGAAGTGCAAATTCTGGAAACTTTGATGCAAGTGTTATTTTAGGACGTGATGCAACGGCAACCGCCTCTAATCAATTTGTAGTAGGTAGTGCATCATATAACGCAGGTTCTATCACATCCGAAGTAAACGCCTCCTCACAAGTTTGGAACGTAATAATTAACGGAGTAGCACAAAAAATACTTTTAGCCTAAAAATAACTAAATTCGCAATATGACAACATTCACTTGGGCAGTAACTGCCCTTTACACAGAAACCATCGCAGGGGAGCAAAATTATGTCGTTATCGCTAACTACAATGTAGACGGCACAGACGGAACGTACAGCGCTTCTTTGTCGAACATCGCGCGTTTCTCTACCGAGAACGTAGAGAATTTCGTACCATACGCTGAACTCACAGAGCCAATCGTTATCGGATGGATCCAGGCTGAGTTGGGTGTGGACGGAGTAGCAAACATCGAGGCATGCATTCAGGGACAGATCGACTCTCAGGTAAATCCTCCTGTTGTTCCTGTGAACACACCATTGCCTTGGGCAACACCCGTAACAAACTAATTAAATCAAATCATATGACACAAGAAAACGCAAAGCAAGTAATCGCAGAAGCCCTGCACATCGCAATCGCCAAAGGTTGCTACGGATTGATCGAAGTTCAGAACATTGTAAAAGCCTTAGAGGTAATCAACGATGTTCCTGTGATTGAGTTCGGAGAAGTTGAGCAGGCTTAAGCCAAACCATTAACCAAAACAGAAGGAGCCACACGGCTCCTTTTTTGTTTTCCAATCATATTATTTAAAATCCATATATTTGTATCAAAGAATAAAAACATGGCTTATCAGAAACTTCAGATCAGTAGAGCAGCCGCTGTAACTCCCAGTGACACAGTAGATATCCCCAGTGTTTCCACTCAAGATGGGACCGGAAACAATGGATGTGTATTGTACGTTGGTGGGTACGGAGATGTTCGTGTATTAACTGCGGGCGGTGACGATGTAACATTTGTTGGGATCAACGGTGGGACATTTGTACCGGTGCAGGTACTTAAGGTTTTCGCAACCAACACGAATGCGACAAACATTGTAGCAATGTGGTAACCGATGCAGATTAGTATATCCAACTTGGTCGGTTCCATGTACCCATTTTACAATGGGGCTGACTACATCATGAACCTATATGTCGACAGGGTGACTGCCGACGGCGGATACTTAGAGGGTGTAGGCTGTGCATTGAACAAACTATCTGGGTACAATTTACCATCACAATATTCAACACGCGTCCAACTTGACGGCGGCTACCAAGAGGCAGCCGTATGTGCAACACGCGCAATACAAGAATTATCTTTATGAGCAATTTATTAGAACAAGCATCATTAGTAATGATCCCTTCTGGGTACAAGGAGGACGTAGTATACAGTGAGATCCCCATCAACGGGGCCGGCGATTTGGCGTTTACACGCGCTAGCAACGGGACAAGGATCAACAGCCAAGGGTTGGTTGAGGTAGTGCCGTGGAATTTGTTTCAACAAAGTGAAAATTTCCCAAATGCAATATGGACAAAATCTACATTGACATTTAATTCAACCGTAACCGCACCAAACGGCACAAGCACCGCACAAAACTATTCAACTGCGGGTGCGTATTCCTATGTACTTCAAACAATTACAGTTTCATCGGGCGAATACTACACAGTAAGTTGTTATTTAAAATACACAAGCGGTGTTGGTAGTATATCAATAGGGTACACCGATGCCCCAAGTAACAACTTTATTAGAGTTGATGCAAATTTGATTAACGGAACAATTGGTTCGGTTAGTTATGGTGGTAATGGTGCAAACGGAACTGCAACAATCACAAGTGTTGGCGATGGATGGTATAGAGTAACCGTTTCGGGAACTTTGACAATTGGCAATGCGGGATTAATCGTTTCAAATTTGGCATTGGGTGCAACAACATTCAGTATTTGGGGCGCACAACTAAACATCGGCTCAACCGCCAAACCCTATTTTCCCACAACCGACCGCCTAAATGTTCCACGATTAACTTATCAAAATGGCGGCGGGGGGTGTCCAAGTTTGTTGTTGGAGAAGCAGTCGACGAATTACATCTTACAAAGTCAAAATTTTACGACATTTTGGTCATTTGCAAATTTGTTATACACCGCAAACCAAGCAATAAGTCCCGACGGAACGCAAAATGCAACCAAGTTAGACAACACAACTGGAACGGGTCAGCATCGTTATTTTCAACTTGCATTTACGGGGTTGACAAATGAAACTATATCTTTTTCAATCTACGCCAAACAAGGAACGCACCGATATATTTCGTGGGGAATTACTGACGATTCAAATTATCGAGGTCAAGTTGTTGTGGATTTACAAACGGGAACAATTACCGACCAATTTACTGCAAGTGCAACTTTGAGCAATTTAAGTGTGGTTAGTCAAGGTAACGGGTGGTATAGAATCAGCGGGACAGTGGCAGTTTCGGCAAACTATGCGGGAGGCAATGCGTATGGTTTTGGATTAATGTTAAATAGTGCAAGTTGGTCAACGGCAAGTTATACGGGTACGGAAACATATTTTTATGGATGGGGCGCACAAGCGGAATTAAGCAGTTACCCCACCACCTATATCCCCACCACATCATCAAGCGCAACAAGGGTGGCGGATGCTTGTTTCAAAACGGGTATTAGTAGTTTGATTGGGCAGACGGAGGGGGTGATTTTTTACGATGGTGTATTAACGGGCATTTCAAATCTTTATGCCAACTTAATTAATAGCGAAAAAAATATAACGGGGTCATTTAGTATTGGACAAAGAATAAGTACGGGAGCAATTTTGTGCGGGTTCTTTGTTGGCGGGTCACAAATAATTAATTTTGACACGGGTACTTACGCACTTGGAACGCGCACAAAAATAGCATTTGCATATAAAAGCGGAAATTTTGCGTTGTATGTAAATGGAACGCAATTAGCAACAAGTTCGGCAACATTTACGCCCGTTGAAAATATAGATGACATTATTATTGGCGATGAAACAACCTATTTTAACTACAAAGAAAATACACAAGTTAATCAAGTTGCTTTATTCAAAACCCGCCTAACAAACGCGGAACTTCAAGCCCTAACAACTTTGTAAAATGAAACAATTTCTCAAATTCGAATTTACCCCCACCGAATGGGCAACCCTTCGCAAATTAATAGAACAAACCACAACCAACCCCGAGGGTGGCGAAACAACCACCTTTGTAAATTGTGCGGTTGTTGAGTTGGGATTTTTGCCGATTACCCCCGCCGTTTATGACGGGATGGAATTGAAAACCCCCGCAGTTTTATCGGATAAGTGGGCGGTTGACATTCTATTTTATACCGAACCACCCGCAGAGTTTACCCCGTTTGAGGTTTGGCCGAACCCGATGGGAATTCATACTTTTTCGGGTGATGACAATTTGTACCTACAAGGATTTTGTGCCAAGTTCCCCGATTCACCATATTGTATTGTTCCCGATAATCCAACAGAATAATGGCCGTTCCTAAGAAAACTCCCGTCCCTGTCAGTTTTGAACAATTTAAAAAAAATCCAGTTGCGGCCGTGGCTTTTTGCATGCTTGTGGCTGTTAGTTATTTGTATATGGACCTTCGTTCGTCCAATCAAACGCAGATTGACGAGTGTCGCAAAGAGATGGCGGTACTTCGTTCAGAGCAGAAGGAAGCCTACCGCGCATTGAAGACAGCCGACTCGGCCCTGTCAGCAGCAATTACTGAACTCCGTATAATCAATTCAATGAAGAAGTTATGAAACACTTACTCCTGATCTTCACCGGTCTATTTATAACCGGCTACCTGTTTACCGAGTCTTGGGCTGTAGAATCCCCTAAGACAAACGAAATCGATGCGTTGCTAGCCAAGGTATCAAAGAACATAAACAATGCCTCACAGGCCACCGCAATGGCCAAGGAGGTATCGCAGAAGATGGCAGAAGAAAAGGCCAAGGAGAAAGAGCAACTCAAGCAATCAGTAATTGACGCTGTCGCCAAGGTTGAAAAGATGGAAAAGGTGCAAGAGATGTACGCTGCCAAGATGATTGCCAACGGCATTGACACCACCATTGAGGAGATTAAGATGACCGGTCCCGCATACGATGCTTACTTGAACTATGTTGAAGAGGGCGGCAAAGATGACTTTGAATATTTTAGAATGTACTTATGGCGGCAACAAAAGTAAAAAGCAACACGGCATCCTCATGGAAGCCAAAGCCCAAGGTCTCTAGACCCGGCGTTGTTTCCAAGAAGAAGAACTCTTCCTTGAAGACCTCTAAAAATTACGTCAAAAAATACAAAGGCCAGGGCAAATGAGCAATGTCACCACCACGTTCATTGATAAACTAAAGGATCAGTCCTTTACCATTATCCTTATGATTGGTGGTCTGTACTATCAGAACCAAATCTTCCAATCGGAGATCACCCGCTACGATGCGGTGGTGAAAGAGAAACAGGAATACATTAACAAGATTGTCGATGCCGAGCGTCAGCGTATGATCGAGAGAGAGCAGTACCTGATGGATCAGCGGGACGAATTTATTCAAACACTAATAAAGAAATGAAAAAAATATTAGAGATTTTTAAGGGAGACAAAGGCGAATTCTCAAGCAAGCGCTTTGTTGGAATCATCGGTGCCTTCGTTCTGTTTGGAACCATGGCTCACAACTCCATGTCTCCACAAGAGATAGCACCCAGCGCCGAACTGGTGGCTGCGGTAGAGTGGGTGACCATTCTGTCGTTGGGCTTTACATCTATCGACAAGTTCAGCGGGAAGAAAACCGAGGAATGAGATACCTGATCATCATACTTCTTCTCTCATCCTGCTCTGCCCAGTGGCATATCAAGCAGGCGTGCAAGAAGGATCCTGTTATCTGCGCCCCGGATACACTTACCTTCGTCGACACAATCAAGGTTCATGACTCTTTGTACTTCGAGAAGATCGTAGTCACCAAGGAGATTGACACCATCACCATTGATACCGGTGGCATTCAAGTCAAGGTGATCCGCTACAAGGACACCATCAAGACCATTGTTACCCAAAAACCAAAGACCATTATCAGAACCAAGACCATCACAACCAAGCCAAGATTGGTATACAAAGAGCAAGATTATCCTTGGTGGCTTGTAATTGTGGCGGCAATTTTATTTATTTTGCTGATTATTAAACGATAAGACCATGAACCTTACAGAACATTTTTCAATGAAGGAGTTGACTCACAGTCAGACTGCCATCAAGAACGGGATTCCTAACATCCCCAAAGACCCACAGGTTGTAGCCAACCTAACCCTTTTGTGCGAGAAAGTGCTTGAGCCATTGCGCGAAGGCATGAAATGTCCCATCAGAATCAGCAGCGGATACCGCTCCCCCGAGCTGAACAAACTCATCGGTGGCGCCAAGGCGAGCCAACACAACATTGGTGAGGCTGTCGACATTGACTTGGACGAGAAGAACGCAGAGTTGTTTTCTTACATCGTGAACAACCTTGACTTCGACCAAATCATTTGGGAGTTCGGAGATGACAAGAACCCTGATTGGGTACACGTATCTTACAAGGCTGCTGGCAACCGCAAGCAATTGTTGAAGGCGTTGAAGTTGAATGGCAAGACATCTTACCAAGTGATGGATGCTTCTGCCTTCAAGACCAAGAAGAAAGCAAGCAAGTAAATTAGTTTAGTCATAGTACATTAGTCCCCCTCCACCAAGGGGGATTTTTGTTTTTAAAAAAGGTATATATTTGTACTAAAATCCAATCAAATGAACTTAACAAAAGAAGAACTAGAAGCAATCCAGCAAATGAATGCTGAGTACAACCGTTTGAGGCTGAACATTTCAGACCTTGAGATGCAAAAACACTCTGTATTGATGATGCTTGATTCCTTGCGTGAGAAATTCTCCAATCACGAAAGGCTGTTGATTGAGCGCTACGGAGCAGATGCGGTGATCAACATGCAGACAGGGGAGATAACCAACAAAGAAAAGAAATAATGGCACCTGCAAAATTCATTGGAATGCTATTCCAATCACGCGACATGATGCACTTGATGCATCTCAAGACTGAATCTTTCGCCGAGCATAAGGCGCTCAACGCGTACTATGATGGTATCTTGGAGTTCACCGACAGTTTCACTGAGTCGTACTTCGGTTACTACGGGCGTTTGGATATCACGATCCCTCAGTCTACAGCAGAGGATGCTATCACCCACTTGAAGTCATTGGCAAAGACCATCGACGACGAGTATAAGAACTATCCTCATTGCTTGCAGAACATCTTGGATGAGATGTCAGCCCTTATTTATAAAACCTTATACCTATTAACACTTACCTAAGATGAAAATTTCACAGTATAACGTCGACAGTTCCCCGACCGTATCGGATAAATTAATTGGGACAGAAGTATCATCGAGCAACGAAACTAAGAACTATACTATTGGTTCTATTGCTGCCTTATGTGCTAGTGTTTTTGAATTCACTCCTGTGTTGGTTGCTACATCCACCGTAAACCAACTACCCAGTGGTCTTGACAGTCCGTTGCAAGTTAGTTTCGGTGCGGCTCAAGGAACATCGGGCGACGCTGTGATGATTGACGCCAATGGCTTGATCACCTTCAACCAAACTGGCTTGTATCTGATCAACGGCTATGGCAACATAGAGCGTCAAGGTTCTTCCGGGGGTGTTACTGTTACTTTGTTCCGCTTCCTGGTGAACGGAGTTCAATCTAGTACCACTAAGGGCGTCGAGTTAGATTCTACCGGTGTTATGTTCCCGTATGAATTAACCATACCGATCAACATTACAACCGCTGGTACTACCATGTCTTTCGAGATTATGCGCGACAGTTCAGGTGTAAATAACGGTGGGTTGTACACTCATACCAACTTGGGTGGATGGAGCAATGTGCCATCAGCCGAGATAAGTATCTGGCAACTCCAGTAACATCATTAACAAAATCAAATCTAATCAAATGAAATATGGACATCAGGAAAATAGCGATTGGTCCGGACTACAAGGGGGGTGCTATGCATTATATCGTGGGGCAAAAGGTGCTGAACGATACCAATGAGATACACCTAATCAAGTACGACGAACGTAAGCAATCGATCAAAATTTACATCATCAACCCCAAGCAAGAGGTTGTGCTTTGGAAGGAGTTTTCTTCTACCATCCCTGTATCCATAGAATACAACATTAACTATTGATGCAGTCACCATTTTATTTTATCGCCAAGCCAGTAAAGGGGAAGCGATATAACAACACCAAGGAGATTGGTGGTATCGAGTTGATTATCAGCACCTCCGAAGAAGATCATAAATTTTCAAACCGAGAAGCAGAGGTCATTGAAGTACCCCGTGGGTACGATGGGCCGATTGTTCCGGGAGATATCTTATTAGTACACCACAATGTTTTCAAATTCTACAACGACATCAAAGGCAATCGAAAGAGTGGGAAGAGTTTCTTTCGTGAAGATTTATTTTTCATCGAACTTGACCAGTTTTTCTTATACCAACATAGCGGGCAGTGGCATGCATACGATCGATATTGTTTCGTCAAGCCCATACCTGCACAGAAATCATACATCTTTAAGCCGTTCAAGGAAGAACCCTTGATGGGGGAGATGGTCTATCCCAACGACTACCTTGTCAGCAAGGGCGTGAATGCGGGTGACCTAGTATGCTTTCAGCCTGAGAGCGAGTACGAGTTTGAGGTAGACGGAGAGAAGTTGTACAGGATATACGATCATCAGATAACAATTAAACTATGAATTTAGGGATATTAGACAACGTATTAATTGACCCAGAGAGATACATAAGGGAGATCCATAGTGGGGAGTTTATTGATGTGGTTGATGGGGACAGGGTGTTCCATAACATTCAACCAAGATCCAGCGTCGACATGTTCGCGCGTACAGCGATGGCCTATTTGGGTCCGGACTTCTACGTGACGTTTAATTTCGTTCGCAAGTCACCGCTTGGGCAGCAAGAACCGAACTTCATCCACACCGATGAGATGATGGGCGATGTTACCGCGATACTCTATCTGAGCAAGGACCACCCGAAAGAAGATGGCACTACCATCTATGACCAGGACGGTGAAAGGTCTTGCGTGTTGTATTCGAAGTTCAATCGCATGGTGATATTCGATTCTGAGTTGGCGCACTCCCGTAACATTTTTGAGAACTTCGGAGAGGGTGACGACTCAAGGCTCATCCAAGTTGCATTCCTAAAAAGCCAGCCATGATAGACAACAAGGAAATCAAAATCAAGATCATCGAGGCGGGATACATTGCTGTCGAGAGGCTGATCAAGGTGGCTCAAGAGGATATCATAAAGCCGGGGGATGACGACGAGTTATCGGCTGACAAATTAAAGAACGCTGCGGCTACCAAAAAGTTGGCTATATTTGATGCATTCGATATTCTAAACCGCATCATTGCGGAGAAAGAAAACATCGACATGGTTGAGAGTGGCCCTAAAAAATCAGATTCTAAACGTGGTTTCGCAGAGAGAAGATCAAAATAGCCTGTACATTGAACTGAAGGACTACATTCCAAAGACGGTCTTGAACCACAAGAACGCGCTGAAGGGATGGCGTTACGGGTACAATGAGCAGTACGACATGGTGATAATTTCCAAGAGCGGACAGATCGGGCAGATCATGAAGATCTCCGGTCTCATCGTTGCGTTGCCACTAGCACCCGAGAAGGTGTACTCTCGAAGCAAGAAGATAGCCGAGCAGTATTGGGAGCGTCAAGAATATCCCAAGGAACTACAGCGCATTCAGTCAATCTTCCAATGGAACGAACTCCCGTCGGAGTTTAAGGATCGGTGGATTGATCATATCGAAAGCCACTACGACAGTCGTGAGCAAGGCTTTTGGTTTATGAACTATGGCGAACCCACCTACGTGACGGGGAGCCATTGGATGTACCTTCAGTGGTCTAGCATTGACGTTGGTTACCCCGACTACCGGGAAGCCAACAGGATATTCTTCATCTTTTGGGAAGCGTGCAAGGCAGACATTCGCTGCTTCGGGATGATCTACTTGAAGATACGTCGTTCGGGATTCTCGTTCATGTGTTCTTCAGAGGTGGTAAACATCGGTACGTTGGCACGAGATTCAAGGGTGGGCATTCTGTCCAAGACCGGTATCGATGCCAAGAAGATGTTCACCGACAAGGTCGTGCCTATCAACAGCAAGTTGCCGTTCTTCTTCAAGCCGGTGATGGATGGTATGGACAAGCCGAAGACTGAATTGGCATACCGAGTGCCAGCGTCGAAGATCACCAAGAAGAACATGTACGATGTTTCGTTGGATGAGATTGATGGATTGGATACCACCATTGACTGGCGTAACACAGAAGAGAACTCATATGACGGGGAGAAGTTATTGTTCCTGGCGCATGACGAGAGTGCCAAGTGGGTGAAGCCCAACAACATCCTCAACAACTGGCGCGTAACCAAGACCTGTTTGCGTGTCGGTAGCAAGATTATCGGCAAGTGCATGATGGGGTCAACATCCAACGCACTGAGCAAGGGTGGGGACAACTACAAGAGACTATACGAAGATTCAAATGCAGCAGTTAGAAATGCTAACGGACAGACTAAGAGTGGCTTATACAATCTGTTTATTCCGATGGAGTGGAATATGGAGGGCTTTATCGATCGATTCGGTATGCCTGTGTTTAGGACTCCTAGCAACCCGGTAAAGGGGGTTGACAACAACTGGATCAAGATTGGCGCCATTGACTATTGGGATGCGGAGGTTGCTTCGCTCAAGAACGACGCGGATTCTTTGAACGAATTCTACCGTCAGTTCCCACGCACGGAGTCACACGCATTCCGTGATGAGAGCAAGTCGTCGCTCTTCAACCTTACCAAGATCTACCAACAGATTGACTACAACGACTCGCAAGTGTTGGCCCACACGGTGACACGCGGGACGTTTATGTGGAAGGATGGCATCAAGGATACCAAGGTGCTGTTCGTCCCCGACAACAGAGGCAGGTTCTTGGTGAGTTGGGTCCCTGACTCCAACATGCAGAACAGCATGATCACCCGCAATGGGATCAAGTACCCCGGCAACGAGCATCTCGGTTCGTTCGGTTGTGACTCATACGATATCTCGGCCACCGTCGATGGGCGTGGGTCTAATGGTGCGTTACACGGGCTGACCAAGTACCACATGGACAATGCTCCCACCAACGAGTTCTTCCTAGAGTACATATCTAGGCCACCAACGGCGGAGATATTCTTCGAGGACGTGCTGATGGCATTGGTATTCTATGGTATGCCGGTGCTAGCGGAGAACAACAAACCGCGATTGCTATACCATTTGAAGAACAGGGGCTACCGAGGATACAGCATCAACCGACCCGACAAGTTGTACAACAATCTGTCCAAGACAGAACGCGAGTTGGGTGGTATACCAAACTCATCGGAGGACGTGAGGCAGTCGCACGCTGCGGCCATCGAGTCCTACATCGAGAAGCACATCGGGTTTGACTTTGAAGGGCGGTACAGAGACTCTGATTTGATAGGCACAATGCCATTCAATAAGACACTCGAGGACTGGGCAAAGTTCGATATATCCAACAGGACACGCTTCGATGCGTCAATCAGTTCGGGGCTTGCTATTATGGCAAATCAAAAACACCTATATTTACCTGAAAAAAAAGAATCAAAAATTAGCATTACTTTTGCAAGGTACTCAAACAAAGGGGATATAAGTGAAATCATTCGATAATGGCTTGCGTCTATAGACATATAAGGAAAGATACCAATATGCCATTCTATATAGGAATAGGCGTTGACACCAAAAGGGCGTATTCTAAAACTCATAGAAACGCTTATTGGAAGTCAATTGTATCTGCTTGTGACTATGACGTTCACATCTTGTTTGATGACATCGACTATGAATTTGCAAAGCAAAAAGAAATAGAACTCATTAGCCTTTACAAAAGGAAGTCAGATGGCGGAACACTATGTAATATCACATCAGGTGGTGATGGGGTGAGAGGTATCGTTCACAGCGAAGAGGCTAGATTAAAAATGGGTGAGCCTAACAAGGGCAAAACTATATCTCAATGGCATAGACAAAGAATATCAGAGTTCCACACAGGGAAGGTTGTATCAAAAGAGACCAGACAAAAAATGTCAAATAGCGTTTCCGGCGAAAAGCACCCTTCTTATGGGAAAACCGCATCCGAGGAGACTAAAGAAAAAATGAGAGCCTCTGCTAAAAGAGGTTCGGACAACAAAGCCTCCAAGTTGACAGAATCAAATGTAATCCAAATAAGAAGTCTCCACGTTGGAGGGCAAAGCCAAAGGACGATAGCAAGGCAATTTGGCGTGAGCAAAAATACAATCCGATGTATAATAAATAGAGAAACTTGGAGATACGTATAAAATGGAAGATATTAAAATTAACATATCGGCTACAGGATTTCCTGATCAGTTCGCCTCTGATCAAGAAAAAGCGTCGGCTGAATACGGCATACAAATAGGAGGCGCAATCCAGTACGAATGGTTCCGCAAAGACGGAAACCAATGTAGATACTATGGTCAGTGGAGAGACTTCCACAGGCTCAGACTTTACGCTCGTGGTGAGCAGTCTGTGCAGAAGTACAAGAACGAACTCGCTATCGATGGCGACTTGTCTTACTTGAATTTGGACTGGACACCAGTACCGGTTATCCCAAAGTTTGTGGATATCGTGGTGAACGGGATGTCAGACAGATTGTTCAAGGTAAAGGCTTACTCGCAGGACGCATTGTCTCAGGCAAAGCGTAGCAAATACCAAGACATTATCGAATCTCAGATGGTATCAAAGGATATCCTAGAGATTGTTCAACAGCGTACAGGCATCAGTGCATTCACGGTTAACCCCGAGGATCTCCCATCTAACGATGAGGAGTTGGCGTTGTACATGCAGTTGAAATACAAGCCAGCGATTGAGATTGCAGAAGAGGAAGCCATCAATACCATCCTTGACGAGAACAAGTATCTCGACTTGAGAAAGCGTGTCGACTACGACATGACTGTTATTGGTATCGGTGTAACCAAGCACGAGTTTCTCCCCGGCGCAGGTGTTCAAGTGTCTTACGTAGACCCCGCTAACGTGGTTTACAGTTACACTGAAGACCCATACTTCAAAGATTGCTTCTATTGGGGCGAGATTAAATCATTACCAATTATTGAGTTACTAAAGATAGACCCCACGCTGACCAATGCTGACTTGGAAGAAATTGCCAAGAGCAGTCAGAACTGGTACAACTATTACAACGTGGCTCAGTTCTATCAGAACACCCTATTCTATAGGGACACCACCACTCTCCTTTACTTTAACTATAAAACCACCAAGAAGATTGTTTATAAGAAGAAGTATCTAGAGGGTGGGGGCGTCCGCTACATTGAGAAAGATGACACCTTCAATCCACCAATGGATATGATGGAGGATGGTAAGTTCGAGAGAGTAGAGAAGACCATCGATGTATGGTATGAGGGCGTTATGGTCATGGGTACCAACTACTTATTGAAGTGGGAGATGTCCAAGAACATGGTACGTCCCAAGTCTTCTGTACAGCATGCATTGCCAAACTATGTGGCATGTGCGCCTCGTATGTACAAAGGAACGATTGAGTCTTTGGTTCGCAGAATGATTCCATTCGCTGACTTGATTCAATTGACTCACTTGAAGTTGCAACAAGTAATTGCTCGTACAGTACCTGATGGTGTATTCATTGACGCCGATGGCTTGAACGAGGTTGATTTGGGAACAGGCAACGCCTACAACCCGGAAGATGCATTGAGATTGTACTTCCAAACGGGTAGCGTTATCGGTCGTAGTTATACCCAAGAGGGTGACTTCAACAACGCACGAGTGCCTATCACCCAATTGACATCCAACTCTGGCGCCGCCAAGACGCAGATGCTGATCGCCAACTACAACCACTACATGGATATGTTGCGCACAGTGACTGGCTTGAACGAAGCAAGAGACGCATCCACCCCTGACCCCAACTCATTGGTTGGTCTTCAGAAGTTGGCCGCATTGAATTCAAACACAGCAACTCGCCACATCTTGGATGCTGGCTTATACATATTCAGATCAATCGCAGAAGCATTGACCTACCG